TTACGAAGAAATTATAGTCAGAGAATAAATTTCATCCTTCTTTAAGAAATCCTGAAACGAGCGTAAAGCAGTAAGGTAATTAGCCATTGATTTGTCCCGTCCCTTTTTAGATTCATTTCTTATGTACCCGTGTGAAAATTCAGTAAACGAAACTTCTTTACTTAAAGTAATATATTCAATCATTTCGTTTACATCATCTAGAGAAACAGAGTTCAGCATTTCAGACCACTCCTGAATTAAAGGGATGATCTTTGCAAGTAGTTTAATATCTTTTACTCGTGTTCCATCAACTTGGGATTGATTTGCAATAAAACGAGTCTTAATATATCCAATTTTTCTTTTGTGAGTGATTCTCACATATACTTTCGCTAATCCTAAATTATCGAAGTATCTAATACAAGGTTCAAAATTCATATTTTGTAAACATATTGTAAACAATAATACATATTTATCATGATATTTGCCTTTTTTGGGTAGCTGTAAAAGCAAAACAGGCAAATAGAAATATATTCTAAATGCCTGATTTGCTGTTTGTTTGCTTTGGTGACCCCAGTGGGGTCACAAAGCTGATTTTCAATGATTTTCGCTGATTTGAAAATGTACTGTAAAGTACTATCAATCAAATATATAAGGTGTAAAAAGAGTTTAGGTGAAATCATGTGGTTTTAGTTAGTATCACATTTGGTGGACATTTGGTGGACACGGAGGGATTTTCTAATTTTGCCACAAAATTGATTTTTGTATGGCAACGATTACATTTACTATTGCAAAATCCACTGATGATTTAGGTAAGGCAGAAATTCTAATTAGGTTTTCCGTTAGCAGGGAAAAAAGGTTTCGTGCAAAAACAGGTTACTTTGTACCAGTTAATAGGTGGTCGAAGAAAAACTCTATCACTATACCGAAAATTGATACAGATGAAAGGAAAATGCTGGTTAAATTGGATGATGATTTAGAAAATCTCAAAAAGCATCTTTTCAATTCTTTTGAATCAACCGACATTGATTTGATTAGCAAAGAATGGTTGGTGGCAAATATTGACATGTTCAAATTTCCGGAAAAATACAAAAAAGTTAATGATAATTTTTTCAAAGCTTTTGATGATTATCTACAGGCAAAAAAACTTTCGGAAGGTCGAGTAAGAGCTGTCTTAGTATTGAAACGGATATTAATGCGGTTTGAATTATTCAAGCAAATTATAGATAGGCGATTTGTTCTACACTTTGATTATATTGATAAATATTTCTTGGCAGAGTTTGAAGAGTATATGATTAATGAAGCCGAATACTTGAAAAAGCATTCTGAAATTATCGTTAAGGTACCCGAATCAAGATCGCCCGAAGACAGAGGCCCCAATACCATTACTGATAAATTGAAAATGTTAAGAGCTTTTTTGACTTGGTGTGTTGATTCTGAGATAATAAATATCAATCCATTTTCTAAGTATACAATCAAAGATACTGTCTATGGAACGCCCTATTACATAACCATTGCAGAGAGAAATAAAATCTATTCACATATTTTTGTCGATAGGCCAATGCTTGCGATACAACGTGATATCTTTGTTTTTCAATGTTTGACTGGATGCCGAGTAGGAGATTTGCTTTCATTAAAAAAGAGTAACGTTATCAACGGAGCTATAGAGTATATAGCCCGAAAAACAAAAAATGGCGACCCAATAACTGTACGTGTACCTCTCAACGATCAGGCAAAAGAAATTATTAAACGATATTCAGAACATAAAGGAGATAAACTACTACCATTTATTTCTTCACAAAAATATAATAAAGCAATAAAAGAGATTTTTACCGAAGTTGAAATCACAAGAATAGTAACGATTTTAAATCCACTCACAAGAGAACAGGAACAAGCACCGTTGAATACCGTAGCATCTTCACATTTGGCTCGCAGAACTTTTATTGGGAATTTATACAAACAAGTTAAAGACCCAAACTTAGTTGGAAGTATGTCTGGTCACAAAGAAGGAAGTAAAGCATTCGCCCGCTATCGTGATATCGATGATGATATTAAATCAGAACTGGTGAACTTACTTTTGTAAGTTCACCATTACTTCTTATTCTTATACGGGATGTGGATATGTCCCGGAACAAACATTTCACCTACTCCTGTCAATAGCCATTCAGGAGAAACTCCAAAGTCGTTAATCAGATGGGATAGCCATACCATTTGAAAAATGTTTCGTTCCGGATTCTGACGCAGCTGGTACAGATTCCGTCTGTTGATTGAATACCGATCTGTAAAAGTTTTCTCACCTCTAATAATCTTATTCGCTTTTAGAGTGTCAATCACTTTGAAAAAACGCATTACAATTTCCGCATTACTCATTGATGTAGCTGTTTTGAAGTTGATTCAGTTCTTCTAAATACTCACCCAGGTTTGCATCTTCTTTTCCAGCCTGAACAAATGACCGGTCAATTTGAATTTGGGTTGCCTGAATTTCTTTTACGAAATCATCAGCCGATAATCTTTTGGCTACTGCTTTTTTGTAAAGTTCCAGCAGTTGTTTCAGTTGTTCGTTGTTCATACAAAAAGTTGTTTTTTAGTTTTTCCTACATTAACCGGATAAATGTTGACATTAACTGGGTTTGTGTTTTCATTTACTGAGTTTCTGTTTACATTAATCGGGTTATTGTATACATTAATCGAGTTATGTTTTCTTTATATATAATCTATATATAAGAGAATTATATATGTATATATATAATATTTACTTTGGACTTTTCTGTAGTACATTAACCCGGTTAATGTTGACATTAACTACGTTTATGATTACATTAACTGAGTTTCTGTTTACATGAAGCTAAGTATAGTATATTATCAATATATTAGTTGTTAGTATTTGTAATATATAATTGCATTATTTGCCTCGAATGTCGTTTTGCAACTGTGTTATTTTTTGTTGGCAATCTTCAATCAGTGTAAGCAGGCGACTTATTTGTTCATCTTTTTCTTTGATTCTTTGCAACTGTTCGGCTATTATATTCATTAGGTTCTTTGCTTCTGACTCGTCTACAGTGATAACTTCCTTTTCCCTAATATTTGTTTTAATATGCTGTATTTCAGGAAATCTTTCTTTGAGTCTTTCCAGGATTTCTTTTGAAATTTCGTACCGACCACGTTCTATGGATGAGATGTATGGTTGCTTAACACCCAATATGTTGGCGAGTTCACTTTGTTTGAGTTTATTCTCATCCCTTAGTTTGCGAAGATCAAGTTCCATTGTTAAATAAATTTAATCGGGATAAATATATAAGTGATCCATAGGAATATATATAAATATATTAGTATGTTTGCATATATAATTTAAAGCGAATGCAAATATATTAAAATATATATAAGTAACAAAGTATTAATCAAAAAAGTTTTTATGTTATGAATTTGTCAAACTTCTATTACAATTTGCCTGAAAGAAGTGCTCCAAAAAGCGATTTTATCAGAAAGGTAGCCCGCCGATGCAATGTAGGGGAACCAACCGTGAGAATGTGGGTAAAAGGAAAATGTAAACCCAGTATGAGTGAACACATGAAAGTATTGTCTGAAGAAACCGGGATAAACATCAACGATTTATTTTAATGGACACCGTTTTTAATTTTTGTACCGTGCATGATACGACTAATCGGATGATGACGCAGAAATTAGAACAATTTACAATCGTCACTGATTGGCAACGTACAACTATCAAAGTTTTCAAAGGGAACGATTTCGTCCAGTCGATAAATTTCGGAGAAATCTACTTTACGATTGGCGATTTTGAAAATTTATTGAGAAACGTAGAACTTAGTGCTAATCAATTAAAGGTATTCAATGATGCTTGACCCAAACACACCAATCTGGCAATTAACCGTAGGTCAGTTTATCGAATTAGTCGAAAGCCAACAGCCAAAGATTGAATTAAATACAGCTCCTGAAAAGGAAGAGTTTTTAAACACCGATGAAGCCTGCCAGTATTTGAAAATCAGCAAAGCAACGCTATTCAGGTGGCGAAAGGTCGGATATCTCAAATCCGATAAGGTGGGCGGGATTCTCCGGTTTCGAAAAAGTCAATTAGATTCCATATTAACTTCAAATCAATAATCATATGTTTGGATTAGTTTTTACAAGTAAAAAACGGCTTAATCAGCTGTTAATCAAAAATGAACAATACAAATCAATGTGTGATGAACTTAACAGCGAAATTGAAGCGCTAAAAGAGGAATTATTCAAGTACAAGCCATCCAAGGGGAAAAACGGACGATTTATAAAAAAGAAAAAATCATGAGATTAGAATTGAAACAGCTTAACATTACCCGTTTCAGGGGACTTCAAAACATTTCTTTTAGTTTTGAAGAGCCCGAAACATGGATTTACGGAAGGAATGGTTCCGGCAAAACATCACTCTTTGATTCATTTGTTTGGTGTTTGTTTGGAAAGGATCACCTCGGAAGAGCAGACTATGAAATCAAACCTTACGACAAAGCCGGGAAAATTATTCCCAGAACCGATGTCGAAGTAGAAGCGATTATTTTAGTGGACGGAGCAATGCGCAAACTACGTCGATGCTATCAGGAAGTTTGGGTAAAACCAAAAACTGAAATCGAAGAGGTATCCAAAGGGCACACAACTGAATATTTTATCGATGATGTAAAAGTCAGTAAGTCCCGCTATGATAATCTTGTATCTACATTGTGTGATGACATTGTTTTTAAAACCATCACCAATCCGCTTTTTTTCACCAGTCTAAAGCAAGACGAGCAGCGAAAACTTTTGTTTTCAATGGTAAGTATTACGGATGAAGAAATAGCCGAAGAAAACGATGATTTTAAAAAATTGCTTTCTGATTTGACTGGAATTTCAATCGAAGAATACAAAAAGTCGATAAATACGCAAAAAGCACGTATTAAACCTGAGTTAACAGGGCTGCCCGAACGGATTGCAGGACTCAAAGAAGGGATGCCTGAAATGCCTGATGAAGCAAGAATATCTTCGGAGATTTCATTAAAACAGGCTCTGGTTGATGAAATCGAACAAGCGCTGAATGATGCTGCAGCTAATGCTGAAAATCAAAACAGGGTTCGTATGTCGATTCAGGCTGAGATCAACAAACTTGAACTACAACAGCAGGAAATACGCTACCAGCACTCATCAAAGCTGAATGAGCAAAAAGCGGAAATTCGCTCTCAGATTGCTGAAGTAGAGTTCAAAATCATCAATGCAAAGAAACAGGCTGAACTGGTGGCTAATCGTCGTATTGCTCTTGAAGCTGACAAGGGTGCATATGAAACTAAACTTCAGGCATTACGGGAAAAGTGGAAAACTATTAAGGCTGAAGAATTGATCTTTGATGAGCATGCATTCAAGTGCCCAACCTGTGAACGATTACTTGAAGCTGCCGATATAGATGCAAAGCAGCAGGAGTTGACCGCTAAATTCAACACCTCAAAAACTCAACGTTTGGAAGCCAATAAAACTGAAGGACTGGCCGTGGTTGAACGTTTGAAGTCAATCACCCAAGAGCTTGAACAGCTAAATGGCGGTGAAAAACAAGAGTTGTTTATCGGTACACGCTTAGACTCATTAAATAGTCAGTTAGCTGCTTTAGATCAGAAAAACAAAGATTTTGAAATGTTGAATCAATACATTGAGAACTCAAAACTGATTGAAGGTCTTAAATTTCAACTGTCAACAGTCACGAATACAGTGGATAATTCTCAATTAATAGATGAAAAGCGCCAGCTAACAAGGGAGCTAGACGAACTAAAATCAAAAATTGCACTGAAAGATGTTATCAACAACACTAAAACTCGTATTGCTCAACTTGAAGAACGTGTATCTATCCTAAATCAGGAGCTTGCTTCTTTGGAACGTAAGGAATTCATAGCCAAAAAATTTGAGTTTGAAAAGAATACACGGTACGAGGAGAAAATCAATCAGATGTTCCGGTTTGTTAAGTTCCGGCTTTTCAAAACTCAGGTGGATGGCCAGATTATTCCAATCTTTGAATGTATGGTTGATGGAGTTCCATTTTCAACCTTAAACAACGCAATGCAAATTGCAGCCGGGCTGGATATTATCCACGCAATTTCCAACAAGCATGGAGTAAGCGCTCCCATTTGGATTGATAACCGTGAAAGTGTGACTGAAATTCCCAAAATGGAAACTCAAATCATCAATCTTGTAGTTGACCCGAGATACTTTAAACTACAACAAGTTCAGACAGAATCGTTTGAATTGAAAACAGCATAAAAAAATTTAAACAAAAAGTGCTTATATGGTAAGCGCTTATTCGATGCTAAACAATAATTTAATAATTGAAATTTATGGATAACCCAACAAAAACTCCCATCAGAAGAGTTGACGTTCTGAAAAAAACATTGAGTAGTGAGAGCGTACAAGAGCAGTTTAAGAATGCTCTTGGCACCAATAGTAACAGTTTTATCGCAAGTATCATTGACCTTTACAAAGGTGATACTTCTCTACAATCATGCGACCCGAATTTAGTAGTTGCTCAGGCATTAAAAGCAGCAGTCCTGAAACTTCCACTAACCAAAGCGCTCGGTTTTGCATATATCGTAGTGTATAACAATCCAGTGAGGATGCCCGACGGATCCTGGCAAAAAGTCCCGGTGCCTACTTTCATACCCGGATATCGGGGCTATATTCAGTTGGCGATGCGAACCGGACAGTACCGAACATTGAACGCAGATGTAGTATATGAAGGAGAACTTCGCAGGGTTAGTAAACTTACTGGTGAAATCGCATTAGACGGAGAAAAGAAGTCCGATAAGATCGAAGGATATTTCGCCTATTTTGAGCTACTCAATGGATATTCTAAAACACTTTATGTGTCGGTTGACAAGATGGCAAAACACGCCAAACAATACTCACCCGGCCTTAAAAACTCCAAGGAAGTAACAGTCGAAAGTCTGAAGATTTTAGCTAATTCCGCTCAAAGTACCGACAAGGTAGGGTGGTTGGGTAACTTTACTGAAATGGCACTTAAAACCTGCATGCGAAACTTACTCGGGAAATGGGGATATCTATCAGTTGAAATGCAAAGCGCCTTTTCGATGGATTCTGATGAAGTCCAGGAATCACGGGATAATGCAATTGCAGAAATTCGACCAAAGCATATAAATGTAGAAGATGTACCTTTCGAGGAGGAAAAACCATCGACAGAATCTAAAGCTGAAACAGAAGAAACTCCCTACTAATATGAAACTTAAAGTGTTAGGTAGTAGTAGTCGTGGTAACGGGTATGTGATTCAGGATGAGAATGAAGCACTTATCATCGAAGCAGGAGTGAGCTTAGCGAAAGCTAAGCAAGCTCTTGATTTCAACATCTCAAAAGTGGCCGGAGTTCTGATCTCTCACAGCCATTGTGACCACGCAAAATATAGTAGGGACTATCAAAGGGTATTTGACATCTTCACTCACTCTCATGTGATAGAATCGAATGAGTTAGTTAGAGCAACTGAAATTCTTGCTGATAAAAAATTCAGGATTGGAAATTTCAATGTTTACCCTATTCAGGCACATCACGATGTACCCTGCTATGCTTTCCATATCTCTCACCCAAAGATTGGAAACCTGCTATTCGTTACTGACAGTTTCATGTTTGACTATAGTATGAGCAACCTGAATCACGTGATGATAGAGTGCAACTATGTTGATGATATTATCAATTTCAATGTGGAAAATAATATTATTCATCCTAAAGTCAGAGACCGGGTTTTAATGTCTCACATGGAGCTACAGACGACCATCAGGACATTATCCTATCAGGATTTGAGTAAGGTCGATAACATAATCTTATTACATCTATCAGGTGATAATTCCGATCCTGAGTTGATGAAGAATACAGTTATCAAAAAGTTCGGCAGGCCCGTTGCCATTGCAAAGCCCGGGCTTTCAATATCAATATCAATCAATCCTTTTTGATGAATCAAAATCATGAGACTATTTGTAAAAAATACACCACAGGGATTAATTCCTATGTACGATGATGATTATGACGCAAAGAAACGCTTGAAGTTTGACGAAGTTTACCGTGTGGACATTGTAAAGGCCAGAAACATTGACTTTCACCGTAAATACTTTGCTCTTATCAACATCGGCTGGGAATATCTTAACGAGGAGCAAACCAAATTTTTCAAATACGATAGGGAAGGTTTCCGAAAATGCGTACAGATAGCTGCAGGTTACTATACCCTCACATATTCTATCAAGCGCAAGGAATGGGTGGAAGAATCAGTGAGTATATCTTTCGAAAAGATGGATGAACTGGAATTTCAGGACTTGTACAACAAAGTCAGGGATGTGATTTTTTCACTAGTCGAAGATAATGTTTCGGAAGATGAATTTCTATTCAATCTTGCTGACTTTTAATTCCATAGAATATGGCACGACCAAATAAAACAGGATTAGATTATTTTGCTTTGGATGTCAATCCGGACTCAAAGTTTGAGCTACTGGAAGCAAAGCATGGTTTGGTAGGTTTTGCCATAGTGGTGAAGTTGTATCAACTCATTTACAGGACTGGGTATTATATCGACTGGAACGATGACATGCTGTTGCTGTTCAAAAAGAATGTAAACGTAGATATGGAGCTTATTCAAAACGTGATTGATGACTGTCTTAAATACTCCATTTTCGACAGGGATTTATTTACGCTGTATGGAATCCTCACCAGCTCAGGAATCCAAAAAAGATACTTTTCAGCCTGTGAGCGAAGGAAATCAATTCAAGCTGATCATCGATTTATTATTGTTGACATAAACCAGTTTAATGTAAACATCAAATGGATTAATGTCAGCAATAACAGGGTTAATGTTGACATTAACTCAGTAAATGTTGACAATAATTCTGCAATGGATAAACCAAAAACAAAGCGTTTACAGCTGGAATTTGATCTCTCCGGATTTGATATACACTTCCAACCTATTATAGCTGAATGGCTTGCCTACAAGAAAAGCCGTAAGGAAACCTATAAGTCGATTAAGTCTGTACAGGCTTTTGCTGAAAAACTTATAGAGCTTTCCGATTCTGATCCATCGACAGCCAGTCAAATCTGTAAACAATCCATGGCCAACAACTGGGCCGGAATTTTTCAACTAAAGAACAATGAAAACTGTAGGAGAAATAATAAAGAGACCCGCAAGCAGCGTATTGCAGAGGAAGCAGCCCGAATCTCAGGAGATTACAGAAGTTAAAAGACTGTTCGGTCAAACCTATATGGATTTTGCCCAACGCTTCAATCCCCGGATTCAGACCGTAATCCTCTCCAAACGAGCGGACTACGTTCAATGCCATTCATATCCTTATCCTACTTTGGCTAAGGTTGCAAAGGCATATTCGGATATGGCACCAATTAACTGGCTAAAGATACAGTTTGATAATCTTTGTGACTACGTGGGTGTCAAGGAGAAAATGTCTGATTACCAAATAGAAGAGCTTTCAACGCTATTCTACTATGATTGCTACTTTCTGAATATTGCTGAAGTTGCTCTTTTTATGGTAAAACTCAAACTGGGTACTTTCGGTGAATTTTACGGCACTGTTGACCCATTAAAGATCATGACTGCCAAAAATCAATTTCTTTCGGAAAGGCAAAGGGAGATTAGAAGGTATGATGAGAAACTGGAACTTCAGAGTCAGGCACAGAAGCGGGCACTTTGGGCTGTAAATGCTGTTACCTACGAAACTTACAGGGCAATGAAACGAAAGCAAGCCCGTCAGAAAATCAGAAATCTTATAAAAAAGAAAATTCACCGGAATCGATTAGTCAGAAATAGTGATGATGGCATTGAATTACATGAACTTATCAGAGATGACAATCATAGAGTATTGTCGCAGATTAAAGGAACTCAAAGGTGATTTGGCTGCAAGAAGTCAATTCATCTTCAATTGGAAACAATACAAACAAAAATTAAAAAAATAAGTTATGCTAAAGTTGACAGTTATAGGTCATTTGGGACAGGATGCAGTCGTTAAAACATTCGGAACGGCAAGTTTCATTTCATTCTCGGTAGCTCATACTGATAAGTACAAAGACAGTCAGGGAGTGGAACACGAGAAAACGCAATGGGTATCCTGTTTGAGACGTGTTGGTGAAAATTCATCACTCATAGCCTATCTAAAAAAAGGAACAAAGGTCTATGTTGAAGGTCGCTTAACGGCCAGGTTATTTGAAAGTCAGGCCAGCAATTCACTTCAAATAGCACTCAATCTTGATGTCAGCTGCCTGGAACTGCTGAGTGTTAAGTCGGAACCATCTCAACCCCAATCGGGTTCGGATGCTTTTGGAGAGCCAAGACGAGTTTCTATGGTAGAACCTACACTTGATAATGATAATGGATTGCCTTTCTAACGTATGTGGTGGAATAGACAAAAAAAGACATCACCCACCACCCCCAGAGGTAGAAAGATAGCACGATTGGACAGAATTTTCAGCCAGTACATCCGTCGTCGGGACTGCGGTTTCGCCTACGGATTCTGCATAAGCTGTGGTCGGGTTATTTACTACAATAAATGTGATGCCGGACATTACATCAATCGACGCCACATGGCAACACGATACGATGAGATGAATGTCAATGCTCAGTGCATTCAGTGCAACAGGTTTACAGAAGGAAACATTCAGGGATACAGACTTGGGTTGATTGAAAAGGTGGGTGAAAAGAACGTCGAGATGCTTGAAATAAAACGTTTCAACTCCTGTAAACTAACTGATGCAGAGCTGGATATATTGATAGATTTGTTCAAGAAAAAATTAGAAACATTAGAGAAAAATCAAGTTTTTTTACAATAAAAGTGCTTATTAAATAAGCATTTATTTGTATATTTATATTCGTTTTGTAGTATGGAAAACAAACTAAAAATTGTATACAAGGACATCGATTCATTAATCGAACCTACATACAACCCCCGTAAGATAACGGCTAAGCAACGGGAGGATATTAAAAAATCACTTCAAACTTTTGGCTTTGTTCAGCCATTGGTGGTGAACATTCATCCCGACAGGATGAATATGGTTGTTGGAGGAAACCAACGCCTGAAAATCGCTAAGGCTATGGGTTACACCGAAGCTCCGTGTATTGAAGTAACGCTTGATGAACAAGGGGAAAAGGAGTTGAACCTGCGTCTGAATAAGAATCAGGCTGAGTTTGACTTCGAGATGCTTAACGAGTTCTTTGATAAAAAATTCCTTTTTGAAGTTGGTTTTACTGACAAGGAGATAGGCAAAATCCAAAGTGAGTTTGAGGAAAAATTCAAGGCCATCACCAACGATAATGCCGAAATGCCGATCGTTCAGCAGTTCAATGAGAAGTACTCAACTATCATGATTTTCTGTGATAACGAAATGGACTTAAACTGGCTGAGGAACGTACTTAAACTTCAGAAAATGAAGGATTACAAAAACTCTAAGATTGGAGAAGCTCACGTACTTACTGTTCAACGTTTTCAGGAAATTTGGGAGGAGGCAACAAATGTCAATTAAGATAGTGTGCCCATCAAAAGGAAGGGCAAATAATGTTCGGACAACCCGACTCATTCCATCACTGGTACTGGTTGTTCCTGCAGGAGAAGCGGAAGACTATAAAGCTCACAATCCCAAAACGGAAGTTGTGGGTGTTCCTTCGCATATCCGTGGGATAACTCATACACGGCAATGGATCTTGGATAACTGGGCCAGTGAGGATGTGTTTATGATTGATGATGATGTGGTATCGGTAAGAAAGAACTACTTCTACGGAGAAGGTTCCGGAACTATCGATGACCCGGACACCATACTTGAAATCATCAATCAAACGGCATATATCTCAAAGCAAATCAATTCGAGGGTTTTCTCATTCTCCAAAATCAGGAATCCACTTGAATACAATGCTTTTTCACCCATTATACACACTGGTTACATGAATGCTTCATTCTGTGGTTTCATCAGGGGACACGGACTGGCATACGACCTGAATCTATCTGAAGGCGAAGATCACTACATTTCGTGCCTGACAATTTATATGCACCGATATTGCCTGATTGATAATCGGTATAGTTTCATAACTGATGGTAACTTCACCGCCATAGGAGGATGTAACGACTATCGCACCCGTGAGAGTATGATTAAAAACTCACTCTATTTACGGCAAAAGTTCGGAGAAGCTATTCAGTACAAGGAACCAACGGCTCTTAAACAGAATGTAAACATCGGAGAACGTTCACTTAAATTTCCCTATTGATTATGCAGCCATTTTTAAAAGAAACATTCATCGGTATTCCATCACTTTCACGTCCGGAATACATCACAAAGAAAACCATGTCGTGGGCTAAAGAACTGCCCAATGTAAAGGTATTTGTTGAACCAAAGGAACGTTTTCTGTATAAGTACTACTTAGGTGATGCAGTCGAAACACTTCCTGAATCAAAGCAAGGGTTAATGTACTCACTCAACCACATCAGAAGATACGCAAAAGAAAAGGGTTTCAAATACCTTTTCCAGCTCGATGATGATGTAGATGGTTTTGCCCGTATTGATACGGAAGAACCATTAGACGCATTTATGCAGACTCTTTCAGACTGCTATCAGGCCATGGAACAATTCCCATCAATCGGTGGGATACGATTCACTCAGTACCGATACTGGCTTTACTCAAAGAAAAATCTCCACAAATGGACACACCTCAATAAACCACTTCAGGGCATTGCTATGATCCGACTGGATGCTGTTGAAGAAATTAATCCCGATATGCGGGAGTTTACCGATACACTCACCTCTCTTTACATGTGGAAGAAAGGCTTTCATACGCTTAATTACGGCTTATCCGGCCTAAAGGTAGTACAAAATGCCAACAAGGGTGGTTGTCAGGTTTACGACCGCAAACAGGATGCTTTAAACACAATCCACCTGCTTCAAAAGGATTTTCCTGAAGTGAAGGAAAAGTCCGGCTCGAGCTGGTTTGGTGTTGATGTGGACATCAGTTACTACTTAGATAAATATCGTTATACTTCGTTAAACTGCGAAGATGACAGCTTGCAAAATCACCTATCCAATTGTAAGTTTGAATAAATATAAAAACCTAATTTACAGAAAGATATGGAGCAAGTAACGACATTAAACGGTTACGGCCTGTTCGAGGTTGTTTCCGCTTTTCAGAAAGAAATCAGAAGGTGCAATGAAGAAGGAGCCATGTATTGGGGTGTGGAGCTGTACGAAAGTGGTTTTATACCCTATGCATGGAAACGGATGTTTATCATCTCAACGGAGGATATCGGGCTGGCTAATCCTATGGCAACGGTTGTAATTAATTCTCTTTACTGGCAGTACGAGAAGCTATCATCCAACAAGGGAGACAAGAAGAAGCAGGAGCGATTGCCCTATGTGCAGGCTATTCTTTTTTTAGTTAACTCACCCAAAAGCAGGCATACCGACTGGGCGTTAAACTACTACTTTGATTCTCACCTTTTCATTGATAGGAAGATGAAACCGATTCCGGATTACGCTTTGGATATTCACACACGAAGGGGCAAAATCAAAGGTAAAACCATCGATGACTTTTTCACCGAAGGTAGTCTGGTTAATAACCACAAGGTACAGCCCAATGAGTTGAATTACCGTGATGCCTGCCGGAAACGCTGGACTGACAAGAACTGGTTAAATGCTTCAAATCAGAAGAAAGCGGAGATTGAAACGCTCAAGTCCTACAAGTACAAATCCTATCAGCCGGAGAAGAGCAAACCCGAACAATCAATTCAAAGTACATTATTCGAGTGAAATGGAATGACATAATATGACACATAAAAAAACCAAGTTCTCAGGAACTGCTGCGACACGGAGGAATAAATTAACCTTCGTGTCTGCTTACGATAAGTCCGCATGTAACGTGTCAGCATCATGCAGGCATACCAAGATATCGAGGAACTGCTTTTACGAATGGATGAAGACCGACCCCTACTTCAGGGAACGGATAGAGGAGCTGGATGAGGAAGTACTCGACATGGCAGAATCAATGCTAAAGAAAAATATTCACGAACAGAAGGAAGCAAGTATTTTCTTCTTTCTCAAAACCAAAGGCAAGAAACGTGGATACATCGAAACTATCGACAACCAGCTAACCATTAATCCATTCGAGGAATTAATGAAAGCTGCAAGTCAGGTGGATGATGAATGAGAAGTATATATCTAAATTCAAAAGCTGGCAGGAGGATTGGAACCGATTTGTAAGGGATGTTTTGAAAGCCCGGCTTGATCACGAACAGCAGGCTATCATTTCATCGGTACAACACAATCCGATGACTGCCGTAGCAAGTGGAACGGCACGAGGAAAGGACTTTGTGGCTGCTTGCGCCAGTTTATGCTTTCTTTACCTTACTCCAAAATTCTCTAAAGATGGCAGGCTGGTAGAAAACACAAAGGTAGCAATGACAGCCCCGACAGGTCGGCAGGTGCTGAATATAATGGTTCCGGAAGTCAGGCGACTATTTCGCAATGCTGGTTGTTTGCCCGGGCGGTTGGTCGCAGGTGACATCCGAACCAGTTACGAGGAATGGTTTCTAACAGGATTCAAGGCAGGAGATGATGCAACTGAAGCATGGTCAGGTTTTCACGCTTCCAATACGATGTTCGTGGTTACGGAGGCATCAGGTATCACTGAAACCACTTTCAATGCCATTGAAGGTAACTTGCAGGGTAATTCACGGCTTTTGATTGTATTCAATCCGAACGTAACAACCGGTTATGCTGCAAGGGCAATGAAAGCGGAACGGTTCTCTAAATTCCGGCTGGATTCTCTAAATGCTGAGAATGTCGTTACCAAAGAAAACAGGATTCCCGGACAGGTGGACTATGCATGGGTAAAGGACAAGGTGGCGACATGGACAACACCTATTTCAGAAGAGGATTTCAACGAGGGAGAGGGTGACTTTGTATGGGAAGGTAATCTGTACCGACCCAACGACCTTTTTCGTGTGAAGGTGAGAGGGATGTTTCCCAAGGTTGCAGAAGATGTTCTTATCCCTTACGAATGGATAGAGATTGCCAACCGGAACTGGGAGATTTACATGCAGGAAACACCCATCAATCACTCCAAACTAATCATCGGTGCTGATGTGGCTGGAATGGGTCGAGATCGTTCGGTGCTTTGTCATCGCTACGGAAAGTTTGTTGAACGCTTTCAACTCCATCAATCCGGAGGAAAGGCTGACCACATGCATGTAACGGGTATGATTGCCCGACATCTGAAAGATAAGCGGGTAATGGCTTTTATTGATACCATAGGTGAGGGGGCAGGAGTTTATTCCCGTTTGTTGGAGCTCGGTTTTGAAAATGCTGTTTCGTGTAAATTCTCTGAAAGTTCTTCGGGACTGAACGATGTAACGGGAGTATACACCTTCCTGAACATGAAAGCCTATCTGTACTGGTGTGTTCGTGACTGGCTGGACCCGAAAAACAAAAACCATCCATGTTTGCCGCCTGATGATGAGCTGTTGGAAGAAGCTACCGAAATCAAATGGGTGTTTCAATCGAATGGTTCCATAGCTATCGAGAAGAAAGAGAGCTTAGTGGAGAGGATTAAGCGCTCACCCGATAAGTTTGATGCACTGGCTAACACCTTCTATCCTCACAACCATAATAACGTGCAGGATTTAAGCGGATTATTTTACTAAGATTTTAAAGTTGATGATTATGAGTGTTGATGAAATTTTTACAATGACAACCCCTGAGGAAATCATTCAGGAACTAAAGAAAGGTCGTGGAGCGGAACTTCCCGACATCGAAAAATACATATCAGCTATTGACCCGCAAAAGCATCTTATCTTCGATGAGATTGAGCGACCCAACAAGTTGATTAAAAACGAAAACGGTGAAATCAGAACCGAAAAAGTAGCCCGGATTGCCCTTGCCCTTCAAAAGTTGATAGTAAAACGGGCGGCATCTTTCCTCTTTGGTAATCCGGTTGAATATGTACTTCAGGCAACGGCCAACGAACAGCAGAAGTTGGTTTTTACAGCATTCCAAGAGATAATGGACGATGTCAAAATCAACTCCTTAAACCGAAAGATTGCCAAGGCTCTATTCTCCTGTACTGAGATTGCCGAACTGTGGTATCCTGTTCCTTTGGAGGAAGGAGAAGAACCCCGCTATGGTATTGGCTCCCGGTTTAAACTCCGGATGTCGATACTTAACCCTATGAAGGGAGATGTACTCTATCCCTATTTCAACGATTACGGAGATATGGTGGCTTTCTCCCGGGAATACACCACTAAAAATGCCGGAAGAAACAAACGCTACTTTGAAACCTATACGGATAACTTCATCTACAAGTTCGACATTACAGAAGGTGCTGCAACCCTTGTTGAAGGTTTCCCAAAAGAAAATCCAATCGGTAAAATACCTATCGTTTACGCTCAAACAGAAACAGCCGATTACGAAGATGTTCAATGCATGATTGAACGCCTTGAAAAACTCTTATCTAATTTTGCTGATACGAACGATTATCATGCTTCACCTACGATCTTTGTCAAGGGTACCATCAAAGGTTTCTCAAAGAAGGGAGAAAGTGGAAAAATCCTTGTTGGAGAAAAGGAATCAGAAGCTAATTATCTATCATGGACACACGCTCCGGAAGCTGTGAAGTTAGAGATTTCATCTTTACTGGACTTAATCTATACCATAAGTCAAACTCCAAACATCGCATTTGAGAATGTGAAATCCATCGGAACAGGAATATCCGGAAAGGCTCTTAAACTGATGTTTCTCGATGCTCATTTAAAGGTGCAAGACCACATGGAGGTGTTTGATGAATACCTTCAGCGCAGAACATCGGTTGTTAAGGCTTTCATCGGTCACTTCAACACCAAACTGGCTTCAATTGCCAAAGCAACAGATATTGAATTCATGATAACTCCCTTCATGATGGATGATGAATCCGATAAGCTGGAAGTGATAATGACAGCAACCGGAAATAAAGCTGTTATGTCGCAAAAAACAGGGGTCAAGATGGCCGGATTTGTTGCTGATGCAGAAGCAGAACTCCGACAGATTCAACAGGAAGAAAAAGAACTCAACACTATTCAATCTTTCCCCATATCCGTATGATGGAAGAAGCATTGATGCAGGTTATAAATGAGATTGTTCAGGAGAAACAATCGGCTCGAAAATTCCCTACATACGCAACTAAAAGGGAGGTTTACGACAAGGTACGGCAAGCGCTCAATAATCTTTGGGCGCAAGGCCGTATCAAGGTAGGAGATACTATTAACGACAAATGGATTGAACCTGTATGAACAAAACACAATACACCGTTAAGGAGATTGGCATTAGCTACGACCGCCAACACTACCAACGCATCGAGCAGTACATTCTGCAACTGCAAAAACTCTACTTGTCAGCCATCAATGAAGCAGCTACGATAGTGGAAGGAATTGTTGCCAGTCCTGCCGTTCCTTTTGCTTTTGAAAACTTTCCCAAAGCTCAGCGAAAGGTGGATTCCATCATCAATCTACTCAACGCTCAGATGTATTCTCATATCCGTGAGATGTCCCGGCAGGAATGGCTTGCTTCGAGCTTTAAAAACGACCAAATTGTCGAATTTATGTCTCAGGCAACCAAACTATCATCAGAACAGCTTTCACGCTTTAAAAGCCGAAATCTGGAAGCTTTGAAGGCTTTTCAGGAACGGAAAATTAACGGGCTGGGACTTTCCGACCGTGTGTGGAACTACTCACGGCAATTCAAAGGAGAATTGGAACTGGGAATTGACATCGCTTTAGGTGAAGGACGATCTGCCGCACAGCTTAGTCGGGACTTGCGCCAGTATCTTCAAAATCCGGATAAGCTTTTCCGGAGAGTAAAAGACAAGCATGGAATACTACACCTTTCCAAAAACGCCCAGAAGTATCATCCCGGCCCCGGTGTCTATCGTAGCTCATACAAGAATGCCATGCGCCTCACCAGAACGGAGATTAACATGGCATACCGTGTTGCTGATTATGAAAAGTACCAGCAGTTGGACTTTGTTACCGGAATTGAAATTATTAGGTCGAATCGTTTCTTTAACTGTCCGGTGTGTGAGTCAAAGAAAGGGAAATATCCAAAGTCGTTCCGTTTCATCGGCTGGCATCCGCAGTGCAGGTGTCATGCGTTGCCGATGGTTGCGAGTTTCTTACTGACTTGA